TGGTATCATAGGGAGCACAGAGTGTTACCCCTGTACCCCCAGTTTATTATCTACCGTTCATATCTATCCAGATGGACATGCCCAGTAGTAAGCAGGCAATGAATGATGCAGTATATATTACTGTCATTCCTATTCCTGTTACATACAGTACTTCTCCGCCTGATAACCATACCAGACAAACAGAAGCTATGAATAATGCAAGCTTAACAAAGTTTATGAAATACTCACTCATGATTTACCTCCAATATACTTGTGGTACATCTGGGCGACTTGAGCCTTAGTAGGCTTGAAACCATATTGATTATAGATGTCTTTACATTGGCTTATTAACATCTGTTGTTCACTTGGATTTAAATGAATAGTTAAAGTTTCAATCATTGACCTTGGATGTCTATTCATCACTGGTTGAGTGAACATTGCCTCCATATCATCATCTGATAGGATGCGTTTAAAGTGTGTTGCTTTTGGCATAATAGCCTCCTTATAGTTAAGTTAAAGTTTAGCTGAGAGGAGCAATTGCTTGCTCCCCCCATTGTGGTTAGATGTTAGTGACGAATTTCCTCAGCCTTCTTAGCCTTGGCCATCATTGTCTTGATGTCCTTGGCATACTGCTCAGCTACCTCTAGGATGGTATCTGGAACAGTATCCATGTTCTTCCAAGTCGTTAGACTCTTCAGAGCATTGTCAAGATGGGCAGAGAACTTCTGACCAGGTGTCTTAGCCTTATTCTGGTCTGCACCTTTCTTGGTAGAGAATTGTTCAAGGTCAGGCTTACGGCCCTCCTCCTTAGCTAACTCAAGCTCGGCTTTCATAGCCTTCTTGGTAGCCTCAGCCTCTTCCTTCTTAAGAAGCTTGGCCTGGTAGTCGCTGATGATACCACCTGCTACAGTGTTATTCATCTTGAACCAGTCAGCCCAGAAGTCCCCACCATGCTCATGGTTAGCATAATCAGGATGGAACCTAACTTGCTCGGCAGATGCAAGTTGAAGGCACTTAGCCTTGAACTCACCAAACTCACCGAGTTGAACTTTCCATACCACATCAGCATAGAACTCAGGAGTACAAGTACTCAACAAGTAACGCTTAGACTTGCTGTTAGCATTAGTCTTGTTAGGGCTGATTAGATGAGTATTTGGCACATCGTTAGCAATGAACCAATCCATCAAGTCAAGCTCTAACTTGTCGCCCTCGACCTTGTGCTGCCTGGATTTGATAATTAAATCCGAGGCCTCCTGAGGAAGAGCGATAAGCTCCCTGATTTCGTCTGAAAGGATAGGTGCGTTTTCAGTAGTCGCCACTACGTCTTTAGTTTTAGTCATACGTTTCTCCTATGACATTCAACTAACCAAGCCGTCCACAGTACGTGGTTAATGTATAAATACAAACTATAAACTTGGTCAGTGACCAAGCATTGCCGCTTGATGATTATATATAATCACAAAACAATAAGAATTACAATGGCCTATCACTAAATGATAAGATTTAATAAGCTTTAATAAGCTTTAATACTTAAAAACTGGTTTCTGGTTTTATTCTGGGCAACAGGTACCCGCCCCCTATACCCCTAATGCTATATTAGGTACCATACGCTTCTTATATATATCATTTCAGACGAATAAATTGAAAAATTATGAAAACGCCTACCCATTCTCAGGTAGTCCCTTATTATTTCCATATATAGAAACACCCCCCTATAGGAGTCCCAAACCCCCTTGCAAAAAAAATTTTTTACTGTATATATTGATTAACGGTAACTAAACCTGCGATATGTATGGCAATAATGGTAGAACCTGAAGTTGGTGTTAAGAAACCACCAGAGTTGAAGACGGTGGATTTAAAGACTCGCACTAAAGCAGCCGCTAACACGGCAAAAGAGCTTGAAGATGAGGGGCTTGACCTAGAACTGACGGTTGAAGACAAGGATGTAGCAGCTAAATTATCTACATCATATGCTGAAGACCCTGACAAAACTTCTAAAAAGGTTACAAATGACAAGGCAGCTGTGCTAACTCCGGCTTCTTTGATACTAACAAACAGTATTTTAGACGAGTTTGGGCAGTCAGTTGTTAAAAGTGCGGTGCATATTAGACACACAGTTACTAATAAATTGATTTTAGAGACAGAAAACCCAGATGCAAAGATTCGTATACGTGCTCTAGAGCTTCTTGGTAAGATTTCTGATGTTGGGTTGTTCTCTGAAAAGTCAGAAGTGACCATAACACACCAGTCAACAGATGATTTAAAGGCAAAACTACGTAAAAAACTGGAAAAACTGGCTGAACCTGACGATAAAATAGAAGATGCAGTTGTTATTGATGGCGAATCGTTCAATGTTGATGAAGAACTGGGTATAAAGGATGACTGAAGCGGCTTTAGACTTCTCTGAGGATGAAATTTCGCTTATGTTGGCTAATTTAGACCAATATACGCCCGAAGAAGTGACAGAAATTGACAGATTGGTCGATGAATTGTCAAATAGAAAGTATAAAAACAAGGTTGTAGATGATTTAATAGCTTTCTGTAAGCATATGCAACCTGATTATAAAGTTGGAAAGCATCACAGGATGCTGGCTAACCTGTTAATGGACATCGAGCAGGGACAAAAAGATAGAATATGTGTCAACATCCCCCCTCGACATGGCAAATCCCAGCTGGTGTCCATTATGTTTCCTGCGTGGTTTCTTGGTAGAAACCCTAACAAAAAGGTGATGATGGTATCGCATACAACTGATTTAGCGGTAGATTTTGGTAGAAAGGTACGTAATTTAATTGCGTCTGATGATTATAAGAAGATATTCCCTGAAGTACAACTTGCTATTGACTCCAAGTCGGCAGGGCGTTGGAACACAAACTATGGCGGTGAGTATTATGCCTGTGGTATTGGTTCTGCTCTTGCTGGTCGTGGTGCTGATCTGTTACTGGTTGATGACCCACATTCGGAACAGGATGTTATCAATGGTAATTTTAGTGTGTTTGAGAAGGCTTATGAATGGTTTACATTCGGTGCTCGAACACGTTTAATGCCTGGAGGTCGTGTAGCTATTATACAGACACGTTGGCATATGGATGATCTTACTGGGCGTGTGATAAACGACATGACAAAAAACAATCTGTCAGACCAGTACGAGATTGTAGAGTTTCCTGCTATACTGGATGTTGTGGACAAAAAAACTAATGAACCTGTGCAAAAGCCCTTGTGGCCTGAGTTCTTTGACCTCGAAGCTTTGCTCCGCACCAAGGCCTCCATGCCTGTATTTCAGTGGAATGCTCAGTATCAGCAGGAACCCACTGCAGAAGAAGCTGCTTTGGTAAAACGTGAGTGGTGGGGTATATGGAAAGAAGATAACCCCCCTCCATGTGAATATATTATAATGTCACTAGATGCTGCAGCAGAAACTCACAACAGAGCAGATTACACAGCTCTGACAACTTGGGGTGTGTTTTTAAATGAAAATGACAATAATTATAATATTATCTTGTTAAACAGCATAAAAAAGCGTATGGAGTTCCCAGAACTAAAAGAAATGGCTATGTTGGAATATTCCATGTGGGAGCCCGATGCGTTTATAGTTGAGAAGAAAAACTCGGGAACGGCCTTGTATCAGGAGATGAGAAGAATGGGACTGCCTATACAGGAATACACCCCGCATAGAGGATCAGGAGATAAGCTGGCACGTTTAAATTCTGTTTCTGATATAGTATCTTCTGGACTTGTATGGGTTCCTGAGACAAGATGGGCAGAAGAAGTTATAGAAGAGGTTGCAGGATTTCCATTTATGAGTCATGATGACTTAGTGGATTCGACAGTTATGGCACTTATGAGGTTTAGACAGGGCGGGTTTATAAGACTGCCAAGTGACGAGCCAGAGGACATACATTATTTTAGACGAAAATCGGCTTACTATTAGGGAGTAGACTATGGATATTGAAAAAGGAATAATGCAGGCTCCTTTAGGTATTGAGGAAGAAGCAGTAAAGAATGGTAAAATGCCAGAACCGGACTTAGAGATTGAAATTGTAAATCCTGACATGGTTACTCTTGATGATGGGAGTGTAGAGGTTACCTTGCTTCCCGGAGCAGATAAGGTAGATGATAAATTTGAATCTAACCTTGCAGAGACACTGGATGAAGATGTATTGGAAAAGCTATCGTCTGAAATACTGGACACTATAGAAGGTGACATGGATAGTCGTAAAGACTGGGCTGAAACTTATGTAAAAGGTCTTGACGTGTTAGGGTTTCAGTACGAAGAGCGATCTGAACCATGGGAAGGAGCATGTGGTGTATATTCTACAGTCCTTGCAGAGGCCGCTATACGGTTTCAGGCAGAAACAATGTCCGAAACATTCCCTGCACTGGGGCCTGTAAAGACTAAAATTATTGGTGACGAGACAAAAGAAAAAGAAGAAGCAGCTGATCGTGTAAAGTCGGACATGAATTTTCAACTTACAGAAAACATGGTGGAGTACAGACCCGAGCATGAAAGACTACTATACAGCCTTGGACTGTCAGGCTCTGCGTTTAAGAAAGTATATTATGACCCAAATATGGGTAGGCAGATGGCTGTATATATACCAGCAGAAGATGTAATTATCCCTTATGGTGCGTCACATATAGAAACAGCAGAACGAGTCACTCACGTGATGCGTAAGACAAAAAATGAACTTAAGAAACTACAGGCTAACAAGTTTTACCGTGAAGTAGAAGACTTGGGTGAGCCAAAGATGTTTTACTCCGACATAGAGGAGCGTAAGGCAGAAGAGGGTGGTTACTCTCTTACAGATGACTATAGATATACTATATATGAGATACACGCTGACATAGTTATAGAAGGCATTGATGATAGTGATGATGAGATAGCAAAACCGTACATAGTAACCATAGAGCGGGGTACAGGTAAAGTATTAGCTATACGTAGAAACTGGAACCCTGACGATGAACTTAAATTAAAGAGACAACACTTTGTGCACTATGTGTATGTCCCGGGATTTGGGTTTTATGGTTTAGGGCTTATCCATATTATAGGTGGATATGCTCGTGCAGGAACATCCTTGATACGTCAGCTAGTAGATGCAGGCACTCTCGCTAATCTCCCAGGCGGCTTGAAATCACGTGGTCTACGTATCAAGGGTGATGATGCTCCCATAGAACCGGGAGAGTTCAAAGATGTAGATGTGCCATCTGGCAGTATACGTGATAACATTATGCCGCTTCCATACAAAGAGCCGAGTCAGACATTATTACAGTTACTTGACAAAATTACTCAGGAAGGCAGAAGATTAGGAGCTATTAGTGATATGAACATATCTGACATGTCTGCAAATGCTCCTGTAGGAACTACATTGGCGTTACTGGAACGTACATTAAAACCAATGGCTGCTGTGCAGGCACGTGTTCATTATGCAATGAAGCAGGAGTTTAAACTCCTTAAAAAGATCATAGCTGAATACGCAGGCTCTGAATATGCATATCAACCCTTAAGAGGAGAAGTAGGAGCTAAACAATCAGATTATCTGATGGTAGACGTCATACCTGTCAGTGACCCTAACAGTTCTACAATGGCACAGAGAGTTGTACAGTATCAGGCTGTATTACAGATGTCCCAGTCTGCACCGCAGATATACGACTTACCACAGCTTCATAGACAGATGATAGAAGTATTAGGTGTTAAGAACGCAGATAAGCTTGTCCCAACAAAAGAAGATATGAAACCCGCTGATCCAATAAGTGAAAATATGAATGCACTTGTCGGTAAACCGATGAAGGCATTTATCTATCAGGATCATGACGCTCATATTGCAACTCATATGGCGTTTATGCAAGACCCTGTTATAGCACAAATGATAGGACAGAACCCACAGGCAAAACAGATCATGGCAGGACTCCAAGCACACATAGCTGAACACCTTGGGTATAAGTATAGAAAAGATATAGAAGCAAAACTTGGGGTAGAACTACCACTACCAAACGAGAATCTGCCCGAAGAAATAGAGGTTAACTTGTCAAGAGTAGTTGCTGATGCTGCTAAACAGCTTACGCAA